AGGAGATAAATCATGACGATAACCGTAGATCAAAAACTCGAATACCGGGAGGGCATTGAGCTGGAATACGATGTCTACCAAAGCACCAAGATCTTCGCCGGCTGTGACGTCTGTGTGAATGCGGCCGGTTACCTGGTGATGGGAGGCGATATATCGGGACAGATATATCAGGGCGTATCCAGAGAATATGTGGACAATTCCGATGGATCGGACGGCGACCTGAAGTGTAAGGTCCGCCGGCGCGGGCTGGTCAAGCGAACGCTGGCCACCGCCATCACCATCGCCAATGTCGGTGACAATGTTTTCCTGGCCGGAGACAACACGGTCGATGTTGCCGGGAACGTAACCTATGGTATTTTCTGCGGGATCATCGCCGGATTCATCGATACGACCCATGCCTGGATCGACATCGAGCCGGCCATCCGGCAGGCCGATGTGGCCACCCATATCGCGGACGCGTCAGGCGCCCATGCGGCCAGCGCGATATCCATTGCCGACGCCGGCGAGTTTACCGAGAACGACGAAACCGAGGCCGTTTTGCAGGAGATATTGCAGCACCTTAAAAGCGCCCAGGGCACCATCGACATCCCCATGCCGGTCATCACCAACGCCGGTGTCGCACTGGCCGCATTCGCAGACGCCGACGACCCGCTACCCGGATTCTGCGTCACCGCAGAAGGTCTTGGCATCCGGTGGAACAATCACGGCACGCCGACCCCGGTCGGGGCAAAAGTGCTGGTGCCGCCGGATGCGGATATCACCGCCAATATGACGCTGAATATCCTGGCGGCAAAAACCGGCGCGACGCAGGGCGATGCCACCGAATTCACTGTCGAGGCATTCAACAACGTGGTCAATGCACTCTATGACGCCGATGCCGATTTCGGAGGGGATACGACCGCCATGACGGGCGACGCTACGGCAAAAACCGTGCAGAACGTGACCCTTACCCTGGCACTGGCAAACCTTGCGGCATACCCTGCGGCGATGGAGCTGACCATCCAGCCGAAAGACGGCACCCTCGGTACGGACGATGTGATCATGCTCAAGGCGTGGATCACCTATAAAAAGAAGCTGCTCGCATCATAAGAAAATTTTAAATTGTGAATGATGAATTCTTAATTTTTTCAATTCAAAACTCAAAATTAAACATTCAAAATTATGAATAAGGAGGCAGGAAAATGATAATTAATCAGGTAAATTTGAGCGGGATTTACAAATCCTTTTCCACCATTTTTAACCAAGCGTTCGATGCTGCGCCGAGCTTTGTGGACCTGGTAGCCATGATGACCCGCAGCGGGGGAAAAAGTGTCGATTACAAATGGCTTGGGGATTTTCCCATGATGCGTGAGTGGCTCGGAGACCGGGTCATCAAGGATCTCTCGGCATTTCATTACGAAATCGTCAATAAATCGTTTGAGGTCACTGTCGAGGTGGACAAAGACGATGTCGAGGACGATGAAGTTGGCGTATATACGCCCAAGTTTCAAATGCTCGGACAGTCTGCCAAAGTACATCCGGACATTCTGGTGTATGCGCTGCTGGCTTCCGGATTTGCCACTGTCTGTTTCGACGGCCAGTATTTTTTCGACACCGACCATCCGGTCGGAGATTCCACCGCATCCAATGACGGCGGAGGATCAGGCAATCCCTGGTATCTCATGGATCTGTCGAGACCGCTGAAACCCATCATTCTCCAAAGAAGAAAAGATCCCGAGTTTGTCGCGCTGGATCAACCGACGGATGAGCGGGCGTTTATGAGAAAAAAATTCATTTACGGCGTCGATGACCGTAAAAACGTCGGTTACGGCCTGTGGCAACTCGCGTATGGATCGAAAGATACGCTAAATTCAACAAACTATTCCGCCGGCCGGGCTGCCATGATGGCGCTGACCAAAGGGGATAATGTCACCAAATTAGGCATCGTCCCGACCCATCTGGTTCACGGCCCGTTGAATGAATCCGCCGCAAAGGGCCTCATTGACAATGAGTTTGATGCGGCCGGTGCAAGCAATACCTGGTATAAAAGCGTCACCCGGGTGATGGTTCCCTGGATGACTTAGGCTTAAGTTCAGGCTGGAAAGCCTGTCCCACTTAATTTGAATTATATATTTTTAATTTTTAATCGTATCGGCAGGCTGGAAAGCCTGCCCCACAAGAGGAGAAAAACCATGATTCGAATCATATCCAAGAAAAACGGTTTCCGACGCTGCGGCATCGCGCATTCGGACAAACCCACCGATTATCCAAACGATAAGTTTACCAAAAAAGAGATGGATCGGCTCAAAAACGAGCCCATGCTGATGGTGGTGGAGCTGCCGGATGAACCGAAAAAAGGAAAGTAGAAAATGGCCTACTGCACGCAGGACGATATCCTGGAGCAGATCGACGAGGATGTGCTGATCCAGTTGACCGACGACGACAACGTCGGCGATGTGGATGCAACCAAGGTAACGGCGGCCGTCGCCGGAGCGGACGCATTGATAGACGGGTACTGCGGTAAACGCTATACCGTGCCGTTTTCTACGGTGCCGTCACTGGTCGAAAAGTTTTCGGTGGATATCGCCATATATAACCTGTACGGCAGGCGCAAGGGCGCGCCGGATGATATCCGAACCCGGTACAAGGATGCCGTGGATTTTCTCAAAGGGGTCGCCTCGGGGAGCAACTCCCTGGGCGAAAACGATCCGGATGGGACATCCTCCAACGCGCCGGAAATGTCCACATCCAATCCGACGCGTATTTTCACCCGGGACAAAATGAAAGGGTTCTGATGGTTGCCGTAAAATTCACAATCAAGGATCTCGAAGCCAAGGCCGCGTTGACGCAGATCGGCCAGCGTCTTTCGAACCCCGAAAAGGCGCTCAAAGACTGCGGCATGGTTCTGCTCAGGTCCATTGCGAAAAATTTCAAGTCAGGCGGGCGGCCCACCCGGTGGCATCCGTCCAAACGGGCGCTTAAAACCGGCGGGCAAACCCTGGTCAAAACGGCCCGGCTGATGCGGTCTGTCACCATGAGCGTATCCGGCAAAACATTGCGGGGCGGCACCAATGTTAAATACGCGCGCATCCACCAATTAGGCGGCAAAATCAACAAAAACGTCACCGTAAAACAGCACTGGCGGTATATGGCAAAGGCATTCGGAAAAGACATTCCGGCACGAAGCGTTCAGGTCCGCCAGCACAGTCGGCAGATGGACACCTACATTCCGGCCCGGCCGTTTCTTGTCATCCAGGATGCGGACTGGCGGGTGATGCGAAAAATTGTCGCCGAATATGTTTCAGAAAACTAAATCCAAACGGTCAAAACGAACACAATGAAAGCACTTTTGACAGCCATACAAACGCAGCTCCGGACGGATCTCACCTATGTGCGGGATAAGGACGTGTTCATTTCTAAAGACGAGGCTCTGGTGCCCGATGCCGCCAAATCGCCGTTCGTCGGGCTGAAAGACGGTGCGATTTCGCGGACCAGAAGGCCCGGCGGCGCCCTGGAGATCGAGATGACCGTCCGGGTGGTCATCTGGGTGAAACTGCAAAAAGACCAGGCCGGGATCATCGGCGACAGCTCTGCGTCCAAAAAAGGCGTTTTAGATATCGCCGATGATATCTACAGCGCGCTAAACGACAATCTGCTGTCGATCTCCGGCATGCAGGATGCGTTCTGTCCGGACGAGACAGCCAGCGAAATGATGGGCGATGAGACCGAGCAGCTCCAGCGCAAAATCATGGACTGGCAGTATCTGAAACAATCATGATTGCGAGGTGAATAATGATGGAAAAAGTCGCCGAATACGGTTCAGAAAATCGGAAGCCGGATATCGAGGTCGAGGTGATCCAGGCGCACCGTGAGACGCTGCCGGGCGGCGGGTTTGTCGAGCGGAAGGTGGGCGATATCATCGAAATCGAATTCGATGATTTTTGTTCCAATTTGCACCGGCAGGTGGCCTGCGCCCATGACTGCGACGGCATCAATTCAGAGCGGGTGACTATTTAACGATTCAACCATTTAACCAAAATCGCGGAGGGATTTTAAAATGAGCGGCAACCTTGAAATGAGATATGTGGATCAACTGGCGCTTTCCCTGTTCGACAAGGAAGCGACCTATGATGCCGGGCCTGCCGCATGGCTTGCGGCAAATGCCTGCTCGATGAAGGGGTTCGACGGCATCGTGCAGACGCCGGACAAGCTGGTGACCGACAAGGAAGGGGTGACCGGCTATGAGCTGCCGACGGATACGGTCATCGAGCTGAAGGACTGGGTGCTGGATTTTACCGAGCCGAAGCTCAAACCCAATACCCTGGCGGGTCTTGCAGCGCTTCATTTCGGATCAATGGCCGTTACCCAGGACGGCGCCCTCGTGGCATACCGGCACAAGGCAACGCCGGTTGCGGCCGGGACCGCCTTGCCGTCCATCGGCGGGATATATTCGGAGGGCGGGTATCAGGAGATCGCAAAGGGAATAAAAAGCAACACCTTCAGCCTGAAAAACAACGGCGCATGGTGGTCCCTTCCCTGCCAGCTCATGGGGTCGGGCACCCGTGCGTCTGACGCGACACCCTTCCCGGCATCGATCTCCGAAGGCTGGATGAGGTTCGGGAAAATCGCCGGGCTCTGGATCGAGACCGGCGCCAACATTTCCATCGATGTGCCCGTACAGGGCTCGGAGGCCATATCATCGGCCACGCCGGACAATCTGACGTCCCGGCTGCTGGAGTTCGAGTTCACGCACAACAATAACCTGCGGGGCGATCTCGGGTACCAGCCCGGTGGCGGGGACGTGCGCGCGGATCTGGACTGGGGCGTCCGCAACGGCACGGTGAAGATGGTGCTCAAGCGGGATTCCGCAACCTACGCTGCGGAAATGGGATATTACGACAACCAGGACGATGTAGCCGTGCACCTGTGTTGCAAAATGGGATCCCTGATCGCAGATGGCGGCGCATACTATTATGGGTTCGATCTGATCGTCCCGATGATCCGGCTCAAACCCATCACCAAGGGCGTCCAGGACGATTTCCATACCATCACCCTGGAAGGCGACATCCACGATGACGGCACCAACGATGAGGTAATTTTGTACACGTATAACGCCCAGGCGGCGTACCTGGCCTGATTGTTGATTGAAAAAAAAGGAGCAAAAATGACGGAGCAATTTGCTGAAATAGTGGGGCAGGAAGAATATAGAACCGAGCTGGATTGCGGGATCGTGTTTGTGCACCGGGCGCCGACAGCCAAAGAGATCATCGATTACAAAAATTCCATCCGGTATCGTAAAAAGGGAAAAGATTTTACCTCGTTGAGCGGGGCCCAGCAGGTGGAGCTGGCAGATAAGATATTGTTGGACGTGGAGCGGCTCGGCTATAAGCAACAAGACGGCAAGGTGGTTGCCCTGGGCGCCCATGTAAAATCCGAAGACATCGCCCATATCAAAGTTTCCGGCGCGGCGCCGAAATCCTGGAAAGACCTGGTTCCGGCGCTCCGGAAAACCCAGTTCATTGAAAAATTGATCGTCGGGGTAGAGGATGAGGAAAAAAACTGATCGAAATTGTTGTGCGCGACATAAAAGCCGTGCTCAACAAGAGAATGGAAAACTGCGAGAACTGCGACGTGGACGATCAGCCGGACCCGGAGGCCCAGTGCGAGACGTGCCGGAAAGATGCGCTGGCAGCCGGGAGATCCGTCGGCATGGCGCCGGAGACCGGACAGGTTCTGGATGCCCGGGCGCTGATCAAGGCCGGGTACCGGTTCGCGCCGGCCGATCTGCAATACTGGCAGTGGAGGGCCCTGGCGGCAGTCGATGCGGAGATCGACAGGTGGCAGGCGGAGAAGGTGAAAAGCAAAACCAGGTAGAACACGGACAACAAATTTTTGGGGCTGTGGGACAGGCTTTCCAGCCTGTCGATCTGTTCGGCAGGCTGGAAAGCCCGCCCCACCAAAAAACATCTGTGACCATCTGTGTGTATCAGTGTCCCATAAATAAAAAATGACTCAAAACAAAATACAATTTGTCATCGAGATCGATGAGCACGGCCAGCCGGTCATCCGGAGCGTCGAGAAGGATTTCGACAAGCTCAACAAGACCACGAAGAAAACGTCCCGGACGTTCAAGGCGGCGAAAGCAGCGTGGGCCAGTATGACAGCGGCACTCGGGGTCTATACTCTGGTTCAGGTGGCCAAGGGCGTTCTGGACCTGGCCAACGCCGCGTCCGATATGAACGAGACGCTGTCCAAATCATCCCTAATCTTTGGCGAGCAGGAAAAGGCGATGGAGGCCTGGGCGTCCACCAGCGCGGAATCGATGGGCCTTGCCACCCAGGCGGCCTTAGAGCATGCGGCGACGATGGGTAACATGTTTTCACAGCTCGGCGCCGGATCCGGTACGGCTGCCGAGGTGAGCCGGAACATGGTGCAGCTATCAGCGGATATCGCATCGCTGCATAATGTCGCCGGCGGCGCGTCGGAAGTGCTGCTGGGCATGCAGAGCGCATTCCGCGGGGAATACGATGCCCTGCAGCGATACATCCCGACAATCAACGCCGCGGCCGTCCAGGAACAGGCGCTTGCCATGACCCACAAGGCCCGCGCCGCCGAGCTTACTAATCTCGAAAAAGCGATGGCGGCAGTTGAGATCATCACCAGGGACGCGGGCGCGGCCACCGGGGATTTTGCGCGAACGGCCGAAGGTGCGGCCAACCAGGAGCGCATCCTGGCAGCCAACATAGCGGACCTGAAGGCAAAATTCGGCGAACGGCTTCTGCCTGTGGTCGGAGAGGTGATCTCAGAGATTAACGCGTTCATGGACAGCCTCTCAGCGGATGAAATCAATTACTATGCCGGCGCGGTGGGCGGGCTGGCTCATGCGTTCATCGAGCTGAGCCTCGCGGTCCCGCAGGTCGCCGAATGGCTGCACGTCAACCCGAGAACGGAAATCGGGTACTGGCGGGAATGGGACACTGCGGTGTTAAATATCCTGGATGTCATCGGCGGGAAAAGAGACTGGATGTCCGGCCAGCTTAAGGGGCTTTCCGCAGATCTGAATAACCTGAGAATCGCCGCCGGGCAAACCACAGGGCAGATGGCCGGCATCCCTTCGGGCGGCATCAAGCCCGCACCCGAAGAAGCCATGCCTGCGGATCTTGCGGCAAAAATCGAGGAAGAAACAGCGGCCTTCGAGGCTGCCAAGATGCAGCGTACCGAGCTGGAGATTTTCATGGAGGCCGAACGGATCGGAGCGCTCCATGATATGGAACTCGGTCACCGGCAGTGGGAGATGGATCAGCTCACCGCATCGTCCGAATACAAGATGGCGGCCATGCAGAGCGAGCATGACTGGGCCGTTGAAGCGCTGCAGATGCGCAACGAGGAAATGGTGGCTGCCGAGCTGGATTTTCAAAACCGGATGACGGCTATTGACCAGCAGTCAGCGGCCTATAAGCAGCAGATTGCCATTGGTCTCGGTACCGCGCTGCTGTCGGCGGCAGGTGCTTCTGCCAAGAAAATATTTGCGGTAACCCAGGGCTTTCAGATCGCTCTGGCCATCATGTCGGCGCATGCCGCGGCTGCAAAGGCCCTGGCCGAGGTGCCCTACCCCTTTAACCTGGCTGTATCGGCAAAAATGATGACGATGGGGTATCTCCAGGCGGCGGCCATCGCGGCGACTACGATCGGCCAGCTCGCCGTTGGCTCGGGAGGCGGTGGCGGAGCTGCAGTCAATGCGCCGGGCGAAACCGGCTACAGGTCGTCTGTCAGCGCGCCGGAAGCACTCACCAACGAGGCCGAAAAAAAAGCCGAGCCCTACGCCCAAAAGTGGGACGTGACCATCGTCAACCCCATCGGCAATACCGACTGGGTGGAAAACACCCTGGTTCCGGAGCTGAGGAAAGTTGCGAAGCGGGACACTGAGATTACGGTGAGATATTAGCATGGGGCAGAGATCAGAAGTCAGAGATCGGAGGTCGGAAGGCCAATCAACAATCAACAATCATAAATCAACAATCAAATGATCACGAGCCGATTCTACTACAAAAACATCATCCGCCGGGCCGAACTCGGCCTGGGCGACGGCACGGTCTATGCCAGCGCAACCGGCGCGACTCCCGACCAGGATGCGAAGACATTTACGCTCTCCGGGCTGTCGATTATCGCCGATTTCGGCGCCGACGTCGATGATAAATTCAATTCGTATATTCTGTATTTTCCGGATTCGGGAAATATCTATCATATCATCGATTGGTCCGCGACCGGCGACCGTGCGACGGTGTTCGAGGTGCCGGTTTTGACCGACATCGGCGCATGTGAGTTCCGGATAAACCTGTGGGCCAATACCACTGCCGCGAGCAACCCGGTCCATCTCCTGGCGGACGGAAAACGCAGTACGATATGGAAGGGATCTGCGCCCAATCAGTCGCAGGCCATCCGGATGTTTATGCCGAATCTCATCGACGACGGCGGGTTCGAAGCCCAGAGTGTCGGCAATGTACAAAATCCGTGGATTGCTGCATCGGCACTGTGGCAGATATCGGCCACATCTCCGCTGCTGGGCTCAAGGATGGTGACGTACACTCAAGGAGGTGCACTTGTTACATTCAAACAATATTGCAGTCGAAAAATCGAAAAGGGAAGGACATATCGGATATTATTCAAGGCCGCCGCGCTGGGAGCGGACCCTGTTTCCAATCCAATACGCATATATTTAGTTGACCGAAATTGGACAGTAGATATTGAAAATGGCTACGGATGGTGGCCGGCATTAACAACCACTCCGACGTGGTTCGAGAACACATTTACACCGGATTTCTCGACAGATAACTGGTTGTTCGCGTTCGTGGACCATGCAATACCCGGATCATGGGGATCCTGCACCGGGTTTAATCTCGACGAAATATATCTCTACGAGGATATTTCCGTGGACCGGCTGATCGTCCTGGATCACGGCATGGATAACGGCATTATTGAGTCCCTGTATGGATTCCGGTGCAACGCAAAAAGAAACTCATTTTCCTATTCAGACGATGGATCGGCAAACCTCATGAACGACGTGGCCATACATGGCACAGAAGCGATAGTTGAGAGCGCTAGCGAAAGCAGCTATCCGGCATGGGAAATCGTACTGGGCCAGGCATCCGGCGTCACCTATTCTGCAGCGAGCATATTTTTGGGTTCCGCGATGGCATTCGGGAAACAGAATATTCAGCCGTTCGATCCGGACGCTGAAGCCGTGGGTGGGCTGATGTCGGAAACCCGGTCCGGACGCCGTGTGTTTTACCCGGATTTCTACCGCGGCGGGCCGTTTGAGATGACGTTTTCCAAAATAAACAGCACGTTTTACACAAATCTAACAGACTGGTGGGAAGAAGTGGGGCGGACGAAATTCCCGTTTCTGTACTGTTTTGACGAGGAAAATTACCCGGAGAAAATCAAGCTTTTGCGCTGCGAATCGGATTTCATGTTTTCATACGATCCGGTTTTGCGGTCGGGCACGATCCGGGCAACGGAAGAGCTATGATAATTGTTGATATATGATTGTTGATTTATGATTGGTTTTTCAATCGACAAGCCGACTTCGCCAGAGTGGCCGAAGGCTACGACGGCTGAATCAACAATCATATATCAACAATCCAAGAGGGTAATAAATGAATAATCTCATCCGGGAACTGCAGAGCGCATCGCCCAGCCTAGAAGTGGTAGTGGAACTGGAACTGGACAGCGGCACGAAAACCCTGTCCCAGACCGCCCCGCACGGCATCCCGATCCTTTCCCGGGTCTCCGGGCTGCTCCACAAATTGCAGCCTGCCTACGGCAAATCGAACATTGCCAGCATCTCGGTGGACCTTATCGACCGCAGCGAGTGGGGGCCGATGGTGGCCGGAAACTACATCAAAAACCGGCGGGCAACCGTCAGGCTGCTGCCCCGCCGGTCCGGGCCGGGCGCGGATGACTGGTACTACGAGTTCTTCACCGGCCTGGTGATCGACTATTCGATCAAAGACGAGGTGCTGACCATAGAGATCCGGGACGATCTGTATGTGGCCAAAGACAAGGTCCCGGAAGAAAACGACACCAACACCCAGACGCTCTGCCTCCAGAACATGAATCCGGTGGACATCAAGAAATTATTGATCGAGACCTACGGCGGGGTTCCGTCCGCGAGGATTGATTCGGCTCAGTTCACCGCGGAAAAAGGCAAGTGGTTCCAGGGCTGGGCATTTGACCGGGTTCTGATTCGGCCGATCGCGATAAAAACGCTCATCGATGAGCTGGATGACCAGACATTTTCCTACGTGTTTTCGGACGGCGACAAAATTACGACCACCAGTTTCGTGCCGCCGTCTCCGGGCACCACCATCAAGGAGCTGTCCGGCGGTTTCGAAAAAAAAGGCACCCTGTCGGTATCCGGCATGATGGAGGATAATTTTTTCAACAGGTGCGTCGTCTACTATGACTATGACGAGAGCGGATCAGACAACGAGGGAAATTACGATTCCCTGGCCATGTACGCCAATGTCGCATCCCAGGGCAGCGACCAGTGGGACGAGGTGGCGACCAAAATCGTAAAATCAAAATGGATACGCTCATTTTCCATCGCGCAGCCGTCTAACATCACCGGTTGCGTGATCTACAACTGCAACCCGCGAAACGGCGCAGGCAGCGGAACCCTGGCCTGGAACGCGGCGGCGGCGGCATTAACATGGACCGCGCCCGGGGGCTCGGCAGGAGCAGCCGTAAAATGCGACAAAAACGGAAAATACCAGCTCTTTTCGTCCGACACGACCAAATACATCCGGGTAATGGTGACCGCCGCCGATCTGCCCGGCGGCAACCAGAGCGACAGTCTCACCATCACGCAACTGGACGGCCCGAGCATCGCCAATTCCCTGGCCTCGCGATGGGTGGCCCGGTATGCCGACCCCCAGGCCGAGATCGATTTCAGTCTCGATCTGTCGGACGCCTGGCACAACGACAAACTGATGCGGGTATCTGACATCGCGGAAGTCACGCATGATTCCATCGTGACCAAAGGCAAAAACGGCTGGCAGGCAGAGCGGATTTTTCTAACCTCCGTTCGTCCGGACATCGAGAAAAAGGAGGTCAAAATCTCAGGGATCCTGACCGGGTTCAAGCGCCGCTACGGGTTCATCGGCCCGGCCTCGCTGACCGTCGATTATGACGCGGCATCCGAGGCCGAGCGGGAGTATGCGTTCGTCGGCGATGACGCCAACCTGGTGGGATCGGACAATGAAGATGGGTATAATATCTATTGATTTGTGATTGATGATTGTCGATTGTTGATTTTTTTCAATCGACAATCAACAATCGACAATCAACAATCAAAGCCATCACGGAGGGCTAACATATGGCAATCGACGTATCCTGGACCGCCATCGCAGACGGGCAGGTGGATGCAGACAGCCCGCTAGACCAGATCCT